CCAGCTCGGGGAACGCCTCGGCCACCACCGCCCGCATCACGCTGTACGGCAAGCTCAGATCGCTCGCCTGCTCGGCTTCCTCGAACAGCCGGGCCTCAGCCTTGAGCTCGCGAGCGTAGACCTCATCAAACCGTCGCAGGTACTCCGCGGCAAAGCGCTCGTTCACGCTCTTCGGCTTGCGATGATCCCATTCCCGCGCCAGGTTCGACCGCACCAGGCTCTCCTGCAGCTGCCACGCAGCCGCCGCGTATGCCGGGATGCCGAGCTGCTCCTCGATCACCGGACCCAGGACCTGCACGCCCACGCCCTGGAAACCACGGCGCTCCAGCTGCATCGAGGCCACGATCGCGTCGTATTCCTTGCGCTTGGCCACGATCGCTGCCTTCGCTTCCTCGATGCTCTTCGCCCCGGCCGCCTTGACCGACTCGACGAACTGCACCTTCAGAAACTCCGGATACTTGATCTCGGCCATCTGCGTGTCGATGTAATCCGCCACCTGCCGCGCCCGCTCAGCCTCTTCCATCTCCTGCAGCCGGCGCTCGCGCGACTCCAACGCCGCGGTTAGGTCGTCCGTCTCGCCCAGGCCCAGCATCTCCCGCAGCTCGCGATCGTGCTCGGCCAACAGCCGCTGACGCTCTGCATCGGCCCGCGCCCGCTCGGCCAGGCTCCGCTCCATCTCAGCACGCTTCTTCGCATCGTGCTCTTCCTCGATCTTACGCACCAGATCGGGGTACTTCTTCCTCAGCTCCTCGAGTTCCATCGCTCTCTCCTCATCGTCTCGTGATTCCACCATCGTGACCCCCGCCTGCAGGTCGCTGCCTTCCAGCACGAAGTCATATCCGGTGATGTGGAGCTCGGTGACCTCCTCGACGGTCAATCCGTTCTCCGTGACGGTTTTTACATTCCCATAGGCCCGCTGACTGATGTCCGGCCTCACGCCGCCCTCCATCAACGCCAGGATGTCCTGTCCCTTCGACGTGCGGACGATATGTCCCTCGAGGATGACTTGCGCGCCATCGAAGGCAACATCGTCCCATACACACACTGTCTCCAGGATGTTCGGACGCCTGGTCGGCTTGTCGGAAGGATGCTCCGCCTCGCCCAACACCTGTATCAGCCTGCCCTGACCGGCGCTCTCGTGCAGATGACCCCGCAACTCACGGACCGCTGCCTCGACAACCCGCGCCGGATACCTCCGACCGTTACCGTTGACGGTGTCCGCCGTCAACCCGATCGCTGTGATGCGTCCTGTCAGCCCACCCTCAGACTCAACGAGTCGCACCCGGCTGTCGGCAACGCGCTCAACCAGTCGCTGCCGTGGCCCCTTGTTGGACTCGTCGATCCGGCTCTGGGGCTGATAGGTCAACTCGACCGCTTCCCACGTCTCGCGTGCCGCAAACGTAATCTGCCCCTCCTCGCGCGTGTACGGCACGTGCCAGTACTCATCGCTCTGCAGCGTGTCGTCATGCACGATCACGTGATCGCCGAAGATCTCCTCGATCCACGGCCACCACGCGTCGCTCGACGGGAACTGCGCCCGGAACGCCTGGCGCACCCGCGCCATCTCATAATCCAGCGACCCCTTCACCATCTCATCGAGCGGACGCCCCCGCCCCTGCTTTCGACTCATCGTGCCCTCCTACCCTCCGGTAATCCCCCTCCTCAGAATGGACTCACCGCCACCATCGCCTCAGCCATCGCCGTCCCGTCTTCCGCGGCCGGCTCCGGCGCAAACGTCAGCGCCAGCGCATCCAACAGGTCCGGACTCCGCTTCAGCCACGATCGCAGCGTCTCCTTGTCCGTCACCTTCAGCTTTCCACGCCGCACCTCATACTGCGGCGCGCACAGCTCGTCCTCCAAATCAGGATCGGGGGGCAGCATCGCCGCCGGGTCTGTTCGCAGCCACTCACGCACCCGCCACAATATCTGGTCGCGCAACGTCCCAAACTCACCCTCGTCGACGGCCTCGGTCGGACTGCTGGCCACCTTCACTGCCACCGCCTGACCCTCATACGCATCCATCACGAGGTCTGCCCGATCCGCTGCCCAGCGACGATCCATCTGTGGCGCCACTCCCGCACCGATCCCCGTCGCGTCCACAAACGAGGCCACCGCCAGGCGCGTCGCCGCCAATCTCGCCGCTCGATCTCCGGTCACCAGAACGTCCACGCCGTTCCAGGTCTCGAATGGCGCCACCCAGCTGCCGTAGCGCAAGCACGCCGCGTTCAAGTCGGCGCCCATCTCCGCCACGTCCTGTCCGTGCACCGGTCGCACGCCCTCCGGAGGTGCATCTCCATGCAGCTCACGCCGAGCCACCCACCGCGCCATCGCCGACCGCACCCATACCCGGCTGATCAGCTGGTTCGATGCCTGCCCGGGGAACCGCGCCAGCGTCATATACGACAGCGCCGGGTTCGTCACCTTGCGCATCTCACCGCCGGTCAACGGCTCCGTCAGCGAGCCGTCTTTGCGCGTGGCCCTGGCCCCATCCAGGAACGCCGGCACCCGGAACCAGTCGGGGTCGTCGTCGCGGATCGACTCCCCCGCCGCCTGTGGGCGGCTCCAATCCGCGATGCGCAACACCGTGACCTCCCGCGTCACCGCGCCGGGCACGAGATTCCTCCCGCTGATCACGTTCGGATGACTGAACGCGTCCAGCGTCACGACGTGCGCCGTCTTGCTCTGGACCATCCGGTAGACCTCGCCCTTGCTCTCCCTCGGGTTGAATAGAATCAGCAATCGGAACAGCCCGCCGGACATACAGCTCTCAATTCCCCGGTAGACCTCCTCCGGTACTGCATCGCCCTCGTCCACGATGAAGAGCAACGCCGGGGCGTGGATACCGCTGAACTTCGCCTCTCGCTGGGCCGAGGTGCCCGACATCGGGATCGCCCTGCCCGCCATCCACCACTCGGGCAGGATCTCGACATTCAGATAACCCGCCGTCGCGTCCGCAAACGCATCCCCGGCCCCCGCCAATCGCGCCTCGACCTCGCCCCACAGGAGTCGCTCCAGGTTCTCCAGCGGCGGTGCCGCTGTAGCGATCACCTTGCTGCGCTCAAAGGTCCGCAGGAACCACAGCGCTGTGCCGCTCGCCGCGTGCGTCTTCCCCACCGCGTTGGCCGACTGCACCACCGTCACCTGGTAATCGCGCACACTCTCACACACCGCCTTCTGCGGCCCGGTCAACGTGCAGCCCAGGACCCGATCGATGAACCCGACAGGGTCCCGGCGATACGTCGCGTATTGGGCGCTAGGCTTCCGCGTCGGCATCGCCCGGAGCTTCCTCAGCATCGCCTGCTTCGCCGCCGGTGGCCACTCTCGCCAGTTCTCGCTCAATATGGTCGTCAAGACCCTTGACCTCTACCTCGATCGGTTTGCCCTTCGCCGCTGCCAGCTTCGCCGCTGCCTCCTCGTCCGCCAGGGTCAGCAGCACCTTGCTCGCATCGATCTGCATATGTGACGGTTCGGACAACGCCGTCTTGCGTAACCCCGTCACCGCATCCAGCGACCCCTCCGCGATCGCCCGCCGCCGCTGTTGCGTCACGTGTGCCTCGATCCGCGCCGTCTCCGCATCTCGCCAATGTAGCGCCTCCATCGTCGCCAACTCCAGCGCCGTGGCGATAGCCGGATCATGCTGCCACTTCTGGTACCACACCCGCTGGTTGCAGGCCCGCGGATCCTCGAACACCGTCGACCATGCCACGTCGTTCGCCGTGGCGCTCGCCAGCAGCAACACCGTGGCCCGCTTCTTCGCCACGTGTGGCTGCTCAATCTCGTCCAGGGCTCGCCGCAGCTCCGGCGTCATCCACCCCATCGTCTCCGGCGGCATGTCGCGCAACCACCACCGGTAGTTGATCGACAGTTGGTACCAGAGATCCGCTGACGTACCGAAAGCCTTACCCAGCCCCTTGGCAATCTCGCGCGAGATCGCTCGGTCATCCTCCAGCACCGCTGTGATCGTCTCAGGCGCCAACCCGGCGCGCCCGGCCAGCTCCTCCACCGACCAGCCGCGCTCATCCAACTCTTTCTCGATCACCTGCGCCGGGCTCGGCACCCGATGGTTCACCATCTCTCAGCCCTGCTCTCCGGTATCGTCCATACCCGGTATGTGATCCGTCGGGTCGACCAGTCGATAGGCCTTCACCCGGTGCCGGTTTCGCGCGATCGCCCACCGCATCGTCAACCGCCCTTCCTCCACCAGCTCCGCCAGCCGTGTCGCACACGCCTGATACCCCAAGTCCGTCCCCTCCATCAAATCGTTGACTGTGATCTCGTCATCCTCGATCTCCGAGATCACGCCCGACATCGCCGCGATCTCCGCGATCACCTGCTCCCGACAATCCGTCATAACCGCTCCCAGGTCCGGATGTCCTGCACCCGCATATACGGCTTGATCCGCCCGACCTCGCCGTCCAACAACTCAATCGCCACCAACCCATAGCTCTGAAACGGCAGGCTCTGCAACATCTGCTGGCCGTAGTCACCGAGCCCGCAGTAGCTCGGTAGCGTGAACAGGTCGTAGATGTACTCCTCCCCCTGCCACGTCTCGTACAGCGTCTCCCGCACCCACGAGTGCCGGTGACCCCGTACGTACAATCGCGCCGGCCAATGCTCCGCGTGCCGCCGCTGCCGGTAGACCAGATCCCGCAGGTGATACCTCACCTGGTTGCCCCGCGTCCAATCGCGGATCCCCGGCCCCGGCCCGTGATGCGCCCAATCCAACGTCACCCCGCCCAGGTCCGCCACCCCGTGGTACAGACAGCGGAAATCTCGCTCCGGATACAACGCTCGCAGCTGCTCCGTGATGATGATCTCCGCGCTTCCCTGGCCGAAGACGTGGCTCCCCGTCCCCTTCGCAAACCGCGCCTTTACCACGTTGTCGAACTCGAACCACGGCATCTCGTTCGCCACCGCGATGATGATCTGATCCGCCAACCGCGTGGTCATCAGGTGCTCCGGGTACTTCAGCCCGTGCGTCTGATCCCCCAGGTCGAACAGCACGACCTCGTCGCCGGCTGCGAATCGCATCACCGCTTCGATATCGTCCAGGTACCAATTCCATAGCACCTTCTGAAACGCCGTCAGATCCGGCGTGTACGGTGCCGGACGCCCGATCTCGTCGTCTGCCGGGAGCACCACCTCCGGACTGCACAACCCTAGCTTGTGCCCGCCGTGCTTGTCCGTTTGGATGACCGCCACCCGACGCCGGATCATCAGTGCCCCTTCGCCTTCCTGGCCGGGACCCAGTCCGGGCACGCGTCCAGGTTGTTGATCTGGCGGATCAGCAACTCGATGCCCTTGTAGAGTTCCTCGCGCTCCGCCTCGAGCGCCGCCAGCTGCATCGCCTGTTGGCCCATCTGCTCCGCCTGACGATCGAGCTGCGCCTGCTGCCCGTTCACCTGCTGCAGCAGCGCCTTCAGCTGCGCCTCTTGCTCGGCCAACCGCGCGACCAACTGCTCCCGCTCCGCTTCCAGATCGGCCACCCGCGCGGGCAACCGATCCAACAGCAACAACGCCGTTTCGGTGATCCGCCGTGACGCCTGCGACTCAACGTCCTGCTGCTCAGCGCCCAGCTTGTCACTCTCTGCCGTCAGCTTACGGCTCTCCGCCGCCAACTTCCCCCGCTCGTCGCGCACCTTGGCCAGCACCGCCAGCGATGATCCGAGCCCGATAAGCGCCGTGGCCAACACACCGATCGCCGTCAACAACGCCGGTTCCACGCGCTACCCCAGGACCTTGAACGACCGCACCGTCTCCTCGTGCCGCGCCCGCTTGATCACGAGCTGGAACCATCCCTGGTTGCCGAAGACAGCGAAGAAGCAGACCACCACGATCATCCAGAACGGCGCCGCGGCCTCCCAAAACGTCGCCGGTACCCAGCGCGCCAACGCATACGCACCGGTCGCCACGGCCAGCGTGATTCCATAGGCCAGCACCCGCTTCAATTCGTCGTTCTGCGCCTGGTACCACGACCACCTCTCCAGCCGCATCGACACCACAATCCCCACCACGATCGCCCCGACCGGCGACGCCAAGAACCACAGGAAATCGACCGCCTCGGGGATCTCGTCTTCACTGATCCCCGGCGTCAGATCCGGGGGATCGCCCGCCTGGGCGTACACTACAAGGGGAACCGCACACATCGCCACGACCACAACCACCATCCACAACAGCCGCACTCCACGCATCCCTACCCTCCTCCTGGACACCCTGCCGCTACCTCTCGTGGATCACACCCTCATTATACCCGCATCTAGTATATCGTTCAACTTTACCATCTCTATATTCATAGCACCGGCACGAAAAAGACCCCCGGTATCCTCACCGGGGGTCTGCCCGCCTCAACACTCCCCTATCCCGCCTCCGACAGCATCCATTCCGCCGTCACCACCTCCTCGCACAAGTCCTCGTGCACCTCACCCAGGTTCAGCCCGCTCGGCTCGCCCAGCATCAGCACGAAGCGCGTCGCTCGCAGCGCCTCCCACTGCACCAGCAACCGCCGCGTCGCCTCGTCCACCTGGCCCAGGAGCTCAGTCCACAACTGCGACCACAGCTCATCGCCGTCGCCCGGCTGCCCCACCTGCACGGCGCGCTCCAACTCGCACAGGACCAGCGTGATGCGTGCCGCGCTGTCCATCCGGGCCATGATCTGCGCCAGCAGCCGTGCCCCCGTCGCCTTCGCCCTCGCAATTAAAACCTCATCCGGTACTGCCATTTCCCGTCTCCTTTAGCCTGAACGCACAAGTGCCCGGTGGACCGCGCTTCCCGGAGACGGGAATCTCAGGGGAAGCCACGTGCCACCGGGCACCTGTGCCGCAGTATACCATGAAACGCAAAAACGCGTATCACGTGTCGATACCCCCTATCGAGATTCCCGTCTCATCTCCCATTCTAGGCCATATCATGCCCGCAGTCAATAGAACGTCAGTTCTATGACGCGCCCGCGTGCATTGTCTGCATATTCAGTGTACAATAGATACATCAACCCAAGCCGTATGAGAGGTCGCTATGTGCAAACGCATCTTGCTTGCTGCTGGCCTGTCTGCCCTGATCCTGATGGGAGCCCTGCTTCCCGCCCGCGCCATCCCCGCCGGCCCCGGCGCCGGCACCACCTTCTCCCGCACCTTCCTGCCGCTCATCGCCCGCGCCGACCCGCCCACACCGACGCCCGCGCCCACATCACCGCCGCCCACCGCCACGCCGCGGCCCGTCTGTGCCTGCCACGCCGATCTCTACAACTGCGTTCACTTCTCCACCCAGGCCCAGGCGCAGGCCTGCTACCGCTACTGCCTCGATCAGGGGGCCGGTGACATCCACCGCCTCGACAGCGACAACGACGGCATCGCCTGTGAACACCTACCCTAGGAGGACCACGTGGAACGCCAACCCATCAAGCTCTATCCGATCTTGCTCACCCTCTCTGCCCTGGCCGCGCTGTGCGCCATCATCACCTGGATAACCACCCCGCGAGCGCCGTCACCCCCGCGTGTGGTGGCCACACGTATCCCCACGCGCCGCCCCACCTCGGTCTTCGACGTGCCGCCCGAGGTCTACTACGTCGTTGAGGGCACGGCCTCATCCGTCTCCATCACCCTCATCAATGCTCAGGGAGGCACCGAGCAAGTCGACGTCCCCGTGCCCTACAAGCAACAAGTGCGCCTTGATTGGGGTGACTTCGCCTTTATCTCAGCACAGAATCGGGGAGAACGGGGATCCGTTACCTGTCAGATCCTCGTCAACGGTGATGTCTGGCGCGAAAGCACATCATCCGGCGCGTACAAGATAGCCACCTGTAGTGGCGCCGTCGGCATAGACTAGCTCGCCGATAACGTGCATACCCGGTCCCTAATCCGCCGCTGCGGGTGCCTGCACCCACATCACGCGTTCCCCGTCACGAGACTCCTTCGGGCACAGCTCCCGACCCGTCGGCGCTCCACGTCTGAGCTCGCATAGCCGCCCATCCTCCACCAGCCACAGCCGGTCCTTCTGCCGCAACACCGTCCCCGACGCGAACGCCCCATCCAGCACCATCGCCGCCACAGCCTGCCTGCTGAACCGTGCGCCCGTGTTCCACAACGGCAACCCCACCTCCGCATCCGTCGGACACGTATGCACAGTGAAGTCGTCCGACTTGTACCCGGCCTGTCGCACCATGCCCAAGCGCGACTTACCCCTTCTCCGCTTCATCCCACGTACCCCCGCGCATCAGGCGCCTCAACGTGCACGCGCAATTCGTGACCGATCACCTCCAGCATGCCTGTCAGCCGCCCGGCCAGCGACGTGCCCATCCCCCGATCGTCCAGGCGCAGCGTGATCAGCCGCGCGCCTGACCCCTTCTCCTTCAGAACCTGGTCAAAGACCACGTCCCATACATCCGGTACCAGACATCGATTGCCGGTGATGTCCAACCCTCGCCGTTCACCGCGATCTGCTGTGCCGCCGAACAGATACATCACCTCCGTGACGATCTGGTCCGCTTCGCCATCCAACCGTACCTGTACGACCACACGCCGGCACCGCGCCGCCCTCGCCGCTCTCGGCATAGCCTCACCACCCCTCCGGATACTCGCGCACCCGCAGATCCGCCGGCCAGCAGCTCATATCCGACGTCACCCTCCCGCCAATCTCCAGTTGCTTGACAAACACCGGCACCCCCGCGTCGTGGCAGCTCCGGATCAGCGACCGCACGGCATCCGGATCGACCGATCGTCGTCCCGGACCGGTCTCGCAGCCTATCTGGACCCAATCGATAGCAGGCACAATCTCATCGCCGGCGTACTCATTCCATCGCATCGCGTGCGGCCCCCACAACCACCCGTCCAGATCAACGCTCTCCAGCATCGGCTCCACGCTCACCACGTGACGCCCGGGTATCGCCAGCAACCTATCGATCCTCTCGTCCACGACCGCCTGAGTACCCGCCGACGTGCCCCACATGACGTTGCTCAGCTCGCCCTCCATCTCCATCGCGGTCGAGTACGGCGTGTCGCCGGGCCAGAACTCTGCCATCTCCCAATGGACGTACTGAAACCGCTCCGGGCGCTTCGTCAGCACCACAAACCGCTGCCGGTCCGCGGTTGCCATCACGTCAAGGGCCTGAGCTGCGAACGGCCACGGCACACCCGGATGAAAGAGGTCATTCCAGAGTGCCCATGTCCACGACGACGTGGCTCGCAGCGGCATCTCGAGCCGCTCAAACTGCAGCCGTACCCTGCCCGTCCACCGCCCGTCCTCATCGGTCAGCCCGGCGTGATGCTCGCCCACCAACCGATTGTGCTTCCGCATCGCCGATAGCCGCTCAGCCCAACAGTGCGCGCACGTCTCATCGACCTTCGTACACCCCTCGACCAGCGTCCACGCCCGATCCCACCACAACCCCTTCGCCGTCCTCCCCGGTCTCGTCATCGCAGCGCCTCCTCATACAACCTGTCGAGATCAGCCCACTGCGCCTCTATGGCTGCGCGCCATTCCGGACGCCTCATATCCGCCCCGCACCGTGGGCACCACAGCTCAAAGCCGACACCGTCGCACTCAGTGCACGGGATCAGCTCGTCGGGGTCGTACCAGAGAGGATCCTCGTCGTACCCCCACACCCAACCATCCTCGCACCAACACTCCCGACGGTGCAGCGGCCAGGATCCGCACGCCGGGCACACTACATCGCCCTCTATCTCATACTCGGACATAGCTCAAGCCTCCGCCAGCAATGCTTCACACAGCGCCTTCGCCGTCTTCACCGGTACTGCGTTCCCGATCTGCTTCACAACATCACCACGATTCCCTTCGAACTTGTAGGACGAGGGGAACGACGTTGCCGCTGCGAGCTCGTGAGGTAGTAGCATCCTGAAGAGGATGTCCAGCATATAGATCCCGTCACCGATCCGAAGGAACACAGGCTCCACCAGTCCAAATCGGTCCTTGGTCGTCATCGTAGGTACTGGTCGGTCGATCGAGCTCGCCTCGGATGTACCGTTGTGCTGGATGAGGTACGGCTCCACCATCGCCCACGCGTCCACACCGGTGATCGTGCGTAGCGGCTCATCTATCGAGTAGGCCCGCGTGTCGTTGCCGTGGTTGACCGGAATGATGTATGGCTCCACCAGTCCAAATCTCGGATCGCCTGTGATCGTCGGCACCGGATCATCGATCGAGTGCGTCCGCGGAGCCTGCCCCTGGCGCTCCGAGTAGAAGGGGATCAGAAACGGACAGCATAGGCCCAGGTGGCCCCCGCCCGCCGTCAATGTCGGCAAAGGATCGTCGATTGACACAACATCACTGTTGTTGCGCAGCTTGACCAGGAACGGCTGCACCAGGTGCCCCCCTCCGCGTGAGGTGATCGTCTGAAGCGGCTGGTCAACGTCCCGTGGTAGGTTGTCCCCTCGGTAATAACCCGCCGGTGGCAACACAAACGGACGCAGTGTCGGTTCTACGAGACTGATCGCCCCCTCCGTCGCCACGGTGGGGATGGGCTCTTCTACCGACCTCGCCACCGAGCCGCTCTGCTGCCCCAACACGAACGGTATTCCCGAGAACCTCTCCAGTCCCACAGCGATCCGGCGCAGCGTGTTCTTCGCCAGTGGCCGTTTCCGCTCGTAGATCGATTCGCCCTTGACCGACCAGTCAATGATCTCCCGCGCCGGCTTCCAGGGCTTGATCTGCCGCCTAAATAGGCCATCCGCTCGATCGAGCTCGTCTGGAGAGGCGTGTGTCTGCGGTGGCCAGCGGACCGGCTTGCCGCGTCGCGCCATAATGAACAACCGGCGCCGTGTCGTCGCATCGCCGTAGTTCGCGCAGTTCAGAACCCGGTACTCCACGTGATACCCCAGTGACTTGATCGCCTCGATGTACGCCGCAAACGTCTGACCACACAGTTCCCGCACAGGCCGACCGTCCTTGACCGGCCCCCACTTTCTGAACTCCGGCACATTCTCAATCAACACGTTGTCGACATCCAACTTCTCCAACCAGTCCAAGATGAGCCACGGGCTGACCCGCTGCTGATTCGTCACCGGGCGTCCCCCGCGCGCCCGGCTGAAATACGTACACTGTGGCCCCGCAACCAGGATGTCCACGTGGTGGTCCGCAGGGATCACGTCCCAAGGATCTACACTCTCGACACCGGTGCATAGGTGCCTTGCCTCCGGATGGTTGCCTCGATGCGTCGCGATCGCCACGTCCCAGTGGTTGATCGCGATGAGGTCAACCGTGACGCCAAGCGCACTGGCAGCCATCTTCAGGCCACCACTGAGCCCACCCGCTCCACAGAACAGATCCACCGCTCGTACCGTCGTCATATCAACACTCCGATAACCAACCTACTCGGAACGGACTCACTGTCTCCTCGAATTCGCAAGATGCTCATATAGCTTTCATTTCTCCCCACATGCATAGGGGTTTCGGACGTGTGATACGGGTGAACGTGGTGAATATCCTGAAAGCTCATAGTCATCTGATGATCTGATTCACTCTTTTCAACGAATTCACCACATTCACACATTCCGGAGCCTACGCGTATGTAAACAGAAACTACGGGGCCTTCCCCGCGACAGGCTTGCTGATCCGCCATACTCTGGGCCGCCCCTCGATCGGCATCTGGTACAGGTACGTCTGGGAGCCGATCGGAAACAGCAGCCCGCGCTCGAGGAGCTTCGCCTGCAGTCCGCGACGATCGTCGGGGAAGACCTGGTGCGCTTGACGGTAGAACTGCACCACCACGTTCAGCGCCACGTTGGGGATCAGATACCAGAACCGCGCATCGTCATACTCACACTGGGGGGCCAGCTTCGTTTCGTCTCCGTCGCTGCCCCACCAACCGATGAACTCCGCATTCAGGGCCCGGTGATCTGGCGTCGGCCAGTCCCTCTCCCGATCGTCGCAGTAGTACCGATGACGCAGGTACACGCTGCCCTGTGCCAGCATCTGCTCCAGCGCATCGAAGAACAGACGGATGGGATCCGCCTCCTGGTTGACGCCGGCGTCTTGCTTCTCACCCGTGGTCACCAGCAGCTCCCACCCCGCCGCCAATCGCCCATCCAGCTCGGTAGCATCGATGGCCCCGAGCTCGTAGGCATACTGCAACCCCAGCTCCAGCCCCACACCCAACGTAGCGACGTTGGGTGCGCTCCGCCGGTGCTGCCGCATCCTCACCCGCGCCTCGCTGCGCCGCTCCCGCATCCGCTTACCCGTCCAGCTAACCAGGTCGTCCCAACGTCGCGTCAGCCACAGCAGATAGCCCGTCATCGCCTCCGGATACCGCAGCGCGTCCCGTTCCTGGCGCGGCGTGAGTTCTGCTTCGCGAATCGCGCCCGGGTACAGCTCGATCGCATAGAGCCGTGGCATAATCGACGGCCCCGGCGGCAGCATCTCCGCTGTGCAGATCCCGAGCCCTCGCGGCTTCTGAGCCGCTCGCAGCGTCCCATCCGCCTGACCCGCGCTCCGTCCCATCCGGTTGCCCCACTCACGTAACAGGCTGTCCGCGCGCTTGATGATGTCCAGCTGCGCCTGGGCCGTCGCCTGAGGTGCATAATCGTCCACCCAAAAGGGACTGTCCTTCGACAGGAACATCAACCGTCGCAATGCAAACGCCGTCGAGGTCCACGACCCCGGCGGCGTGTCATACGTGAACGCTCCGAAGTGACACAACGCCAGCGCGCTCACGGTGCTCTTGAAGCTCCCCGTCGTGCCGTAGAGCCACACGGTGAACGCCGGCGGCAAGATGCTGCACAAGGGAGCGTGGTACATGGCCGCCCATAGCGGCACCGTGATGTCCCACTCTCCCACGTCCCAGAACGACACCGAGGCCTTGACCGCCTCCCGAACCCCATCGGTCGTACTGAGCGGGAGGTGATAGTGCTCGAACTCATCCGGCAATCTCACCCGCTCGTCGCCGCCCCCCACGGCCCCGGTCGTCGTCATATAGACCGGTGCCCCGTTGATCATCCGCCACCCGAGATGGGCATACTCGTAGCGCCGCTCGATCTCCTTGCTCAGGGACTGGATCGCTGCCCGCAGGTGATCGCGCACGGTGCTCCCCGCTGCCATCGTCGCGCGCGCTCCCCACGCCGGCAGGATCCAATTCATCTTCGGGAACTCCTCTGCGGTGACCTCCGCTGCCGGGAACGGTTCGCCCGAGCAGATCGACCCCTCGATCTCGAAATGGCGGCTCTGATCCTCGCCGTCGTCCACCACGACATCCGCGGAGATCAACGCGCTGAAGTTCGCTAACGGGTCCACCACTTCACTGCCCCCGCGGTCGTAGTAACGGTGACAGATGCGCCCGGCCAGGATCTCGTACTTCGGGCGGCCATCCTCATTCATCCCGATTTCGCGCCGGGTCGCCTTGAGGATCCCGTCGAAGTCCGACTTGTTGATCCCCAGTGAGTCACATACTCGCCCTCGCCACCGAGCCAGATCGTAGATGTCCAGCACCGCCAGCGCGCGGAACAACGTCTGCACCGCGGCCTCGTCCTGCTCGTCGACCGACGCGCTGACCGCCTCCTGAAGTAACACCTCAAGCCACGAGGGCGAGCTCTCTAGTAGCTTGACCGCTGCCCCCTCGTCCCCACTCTTCTGTAACCAATCGTTGACGTCGTGCTCAGGCCACGTCACAGAACGGAACTGCGTCGGCTTGATCCCCAGCTCGACCGCCATCGCGGCGACGCCGCACCTCGCCGCCGTGCCGGCATCATCTGTGTCCATCCCGATCACGAGCGTGCCGCCTGTCATCGCGATCTGCCGCTTGACCTCGTCCCGCAGAACCTCGTCCCCCCCGCTCACGCTGCACCTGCCTTCGCCACGGCGGGAATGCCCCACTGACCCAGGCTGATCGCGCACGCCTGTCCCTCCACCACGACCGCCATCTGATAATGACACTCCTCGGACCGCTTGCCCCACTGATGGTTGAAGAACGGCTGCTTCGGCCCCACCAGATCCAGCGGCGGATTCCAGCTCTTTGGGCGATGCTCTTCTGTCACGAGTTTCCTCCCGCTGATGTAGACCACCCTCCCCCGCAACACGTGCGGGTACATCAACATACCCGGCGGCATCGCCGGCACCTTGTTCGCCTCCACCCAATGGCGCGATGCGGAGATCCCTTGAGCCTTCGCCCACGCCGTCACGTCCCCCCTATAGCCCACAAATGCGACCGCCGCCGGACTCTCCAGGTCGATCGACCGCCCCGTGAAGGCCGATCGCAGCAACGCCCAGTCCTCACCAAAGTAGCCCAGACCTGCTGCCTTGATCGTAGCCTCATCGAAGCCTCGGCTCTGCGCATACAATAGCCCCGGCGACAGGGATCCGTCCGGTGCCGTCTCGGTCAATCGGCTGTGGAAAAAGTCCGCCGCCACCGCGAAGATCGCCTGCTTGTCCCGCTCTCGCTGGACCGTCCGATGCTCCTCGGGACTCAGCGTCCGCAGCGTGACCCCCGCCATACGTGCCGTCTCCCGGATCGCCTCACCCAGATCCCATCCTTCCATCAGCATCAGGAAATCGAGCACGTCCCCGCCCTTCCCGCAGCCGAAACACTTCCATCTCTGGCTGTCTTCGAAGACGAAGAACGACGGTGTCGCCTCCGTGTGGAAAGGGCACAGCCCTCGCTGATGCCGTCCGGCCCGCTGCAGATCAACGTGCCGCGCCACGACGTCTTCGATATGAAGGCGTTCCTTGATGTCATCGATCACATTCATAGCGTCCTCTCAGGTTCGATCTGGCGGCCCCAGGAGCCGCCTATACACCGGTTTCGATAGAATACCTATCCCCTGCCCGAATCGGCGCACCTGCGCGCGCTCCGGGGGTACGCCGCTTACAGTGCCGCTTACCACCGTGTAGACCGCCGGTAATCCGTCGGTTTACACCGTGTAAACCATGGTGTAAGCGGCATCGGGAAAACATCGCAAAACCCTCAATCTCCGGGGTACAACGTGAGCTTCCCCGGACCGAACGCCGGCTCCAGGGTCAACTCACCACGCCCATAGGCCGCCAACCCGTGCTCCAGGAAGGCCCTGGCCACCTCCCCGATCGGTACGTGGCGATCCTCCGCCACGCGCTTGATCTCCGCCTGGAGGTGTTGCGGGATGCCCCGGTATGTCGCGACCCGTCCCGCACGCCGCCGCTTCTTCTCCCAGTCCCGATTCCGCTGTGCCTCGCTCGGGCGATACTCCAACACCTCAGGCACCGCCTCCGTCGGCTCTTCCGGCACGTCCGTCCCCAACGCGGAGAAAGGATCGATCTTGCTCACCGTACGCCTCCCTTCAGCATCCCCAGCACACCCCAGACGAGCGCCGCATACTCCTTCGCCGCTCGGCTCCGCGGGCTATGTTCGAAGATCGTCTTCCCCTCAGCAGCTGCCTCCCGTAGCTCCGTAGAGCGATGCACCGGCTTCAGCACCGGCAGCCCCATCGCCGTCAACCGCTCGTTGAGCTGCGCAAAAACCTCCTTGCTGTGCCGCGTCACCTCGTCGTAGAACGTCGGCAGCGCCACCACCTTCCCATGCCATCCCCGCCGCTGCAGCGATCGCAGCGTCTCCAGCACCCCTGTCGCCCCGAACAGCGCCAGGTGATCTGTCGCCACCGGCACCACCACCAGATCCGCCGCGAAAAGCGCCGCCTCCTGGAATCCGCCCACACTCGGCGCCGTGTCGAACACCACGATGTCCGGTCTATCCCTGAAGACCTTCACAAACGCGGTCCGCAGACTCTCCAGGATGTCACACCCCTCCGCCAATAGCACCGTCTGCGCTGTCGAGGTCCGTTTGTCTCCCGGTACGATGAACAGTCGCGGCCTTCCCGTCTGCCGCAAGACCTGCCCGATCTCCAGTCCGCCGACGAACGAGTTGAACACGCTGGGCTCCGGCAGCATCCCCAAGGCTATCGCCGCGTGGCCCTGGGGATCGACGTCCACCACCAGCACCTCACGCTCCTTGATCGCCAGACCGTGAGCCAGGTTGACCACCGTCGTCGTCTTGCCCACCCCACCCTTCTGAGACGCCACCGCGATCACTTTGACCATCCTGCCCTCCACCTAGAACTCCCGAGTTGAACCGCCACGTCCGAGGCCGTATAATGGGAGTGTCTCCTTACACTCCCTTCCACAGCCCGGCGGGTCTCCACCCCGCCGGGCGCACTTTTTCCGAGTAGGCCCCTTATCGGAACCTACTCCCGCCCATTCCGCGAGACCTGCACCACCGGCGACGTCGCCTCTCCGATCACCTCGAAGGACCGCTGCCCCACGTCCCAGCTACTCCCCGGTAGCGACGGCTGATAGGCACCCACCGGTGGCACCTGCACCACGATCACCGGTTGTTGGGGTCCCTGCACCGCCTCAGGCTCCTTGCGCCGCGGTCGCTCTCGCTGCCGCATCCACATCGTCAGCACCACGAGGCCCACCCCGACCGGGACCAGTCCCACGACGGTTCCGATCGCGATCCCGATCGCCAGGGCCAAACTGTCTTGGCTGAGCCGTGAAGCGGCGATGATCCCCGCCGACATCGCGAACAACATGCCGCACCACAGCACGAACCGTCCGATCCGTTTCCCCACCGCTTCCCGTCTCCGCATCACTCCATACCTCCTACTACGACGTCGCACCCACAGACCGAAGCCCGGCAGACCGCGGCGCGTGTGTCGTAGTAGTAGTAGCTCGCTCCGCCATCTGCCGCTCGGCTTCATCCGCGATCGCCTGAGCTCGCTCCACAAACACCCCACCATACGGTTTGTCAGGAAACAACAGCTCGTGGAGCTCCTTCTTCGATCCCCATTCACCCTGGCGTTTCACCCACCACGACCAGTTGGCGAGCAGGGTCTGCACGCCGTCTCGCATCCAGTCAGGGCCCACCACAATCCTGTCGGAGGGCTCCGGCAGGATCTCCTCGGCCTGGCCGCGCAGTGACGCCAGCAGCGTGGCCGCTTCCTGATCGCCCAGGTAGGCCACCTGGAACCGCGTGACCGTGCCGCCTCTCACAGCCACAAAGTCCCCCCGTCCCATCAGCAGATGCGCATCGGTCCCACCGCGTCCGCTCGCTACCCGGGCATCATCGGCACTCACAACCTTGCCCACCAACCGCAGCGGAAAGTTGGCGCGCATCAGACCGCTGAGGATCGCCGCGCTTGGGTACTGTGTTGCCGCCACGACGTGAATACCTGCCTCACGCCCCCGCTGTACCAGCCGTGTGATGCCCTGCAACGCCCGCGTCTCGCCTTGCATGATCAGATCCGCCAGCTCATCGATGATCACGATCACGCGTGGGCCCTGCTCGCCGTCTCGATCACGGATCTCCATCAGCCGCACGAGCGATCCCAACGCCTCCATCGCATCGTCCGCACTGACCAACACCGGTCGGGCCAGATGCGGAACGCTCTCCATCCCCGGGAACGACCGCCCTTTCGGATCCATCACCACCAGCCGCACCGCCGTAGCGCGGTTGCCCACGGCGAGCGACGTCGCCATCGTCCGCAGCAGTACTGTCTTGCCGCTCCCCGTCGTCCCCGCCACCAACACGTGAGCGACCTCCGGAGCGCTCAGCCGCGCCAGCAGCGGCGCCCCCTGCGCGGTCATCCCCAGTAGAGCTGTGCACGCCGGCGCGCCCTGGCACTTGGCCCACAGCTCGCGAAACGTCACGGGACGCGCGTCCGGAGATCCGAAGGTCAGCACTATCCCTTGCGATTCCCGCGAAACCGCTACGTTCTCCACCCGCAGCGCCAGTGCCAGATCCTCTGCCAACGCCATGATCTGTGCCACTCTCACCGTGGGCGCCGGGACCACGTACAGCCTGATCAGACGTGGCCCCGCCGTCCCTCCCACCACCCGACCCGCCGCGTGGTGGGCAGCCAAGACCATCTCCACCCTATCGCTCTGCAGCTCCAGAAACCGTCTTAACCCTGTATCTCCCATAGAGCACTTCACCTTCCCTTACGCTTGGCTTAACGCCTTCAGGGCAAAGTCTGAGTCGCTGTCAATCGCTCGACCCCATCAGGTGGCGCCTTCACCGCCCCGTACGACGTCGACACCCATTGCCACGCCGGCATCTCCACAAGCGAGAGCACCTCACGACGTTCCACCGCGACGACGAAACCCAGCTTCAGCATCTGGCCCCGGAGCGTACGCCACCATCCGGCGACCGGATCAGGCTGCAGGCACTCGATGGTCTTCTCAGCAACCGTGCCCTCCGCGGCCTCCGGATCGTAGACTGCATAGGTCACCAGGTAATAGGCGAACGGGTAGAACGACTCATCCTGCAGTTCGCGGCGATTGGCTTCGCGCTCATCGTCTGCCTCGATCTGCCTGAGCCGCTCGGCAAGCTCCTCCAGCGCCTCGATGAACCACGGCGCCTCACGCATCTCGGGGACGCCCAACGACGTTGGAAGGTTGATGAGCTTACCCAGATCCTCGTCGGAGATGCGCCTGGCCTTCAGTTTCTCTATCTGGTGCCTGATTCCCAGAAGAGCCTGGAGCTGGGCGCGTCGCTGATGTACCTCCTCGATTTCCGGCGCCAACTCATCACCCATCTCCCGAGCGTAGTCCTCCCACGTTCGATACCACGCGAATCCTTCGTTATCGTTGACGCGAGGCATTTCCCGCCGCAACCAGGCTGCCCTCGCCGCCCGCACCGGTTCGGACTCCCACAGCCCAGAGACCTTTTCGGCCCTCTTCTCGGCCTCACGATACAGATGCTGGTCGGATCGGTCGCTCCCCAGTCTCTTCAGGATCTCGGCCTTAGCCGTGTCATGTTGCCTCTTGGCCCACGCCACCGCCAACGCCAGTGCCTGTCGTGGATCCACGTGCTCGTCAGCAACGCCGCCCCTGAAAGAAGCCGGCCATCCGAGTCGAGACCGGTTGCAAGGCTGAGATCTCCGTACCTCGACCAAGATCTCCACGCCATAGGGCTGCAGCACAACCCGCGCCGGCTGCAGCGTCAACACTCGCGCATCAAGCGCAGTGAGTTGGGCCGCCGTCAATCCGGCAGTCTCTCTGAACGCCTGCAGAACCGCGGCCTGCTCCGCTTCCAGCGCCTCCACGCGCATGCGCTCCCGCTCAGCCCGCTCGTCGGCCTTCAGCTGCACCAACGCCGATCCTTTGGCCGCCATCCGCTCCAAAAACTGCTCACCGACCATCGCCTTGCTCCTCTCGCTTCACCCTCGCTTACGTCTGACTTAACGCCCATCTGGGCATTCCGCTCACAACGGCAGAAACGTCACGATCCGCTTGCGCAGCTTGTCATAGACCGCCCGCATCGTCTTCCCGCGATGCTCCACGTCGTGGACCGTGCGCGTGTTGCTGTGCTTCCTCACAAACACGCTCCGGCGCTCCCGGATCTCCGTGCACAGCGCCTCGTACTGTCCCGGTGATAGCATCACTCCATACCGCTCGTAGGCCCGAATGCAGGCATGACGCTGCTCCGCATATGCCTTACCCCGTTTCATCTCCTCACCTCCTTGAGGTCGTGGCTCTTCATCAAGTCTCGCTCCTCCGCCGTGCTCTCTCGATCTCCCGTCCGGCTGCAATCCCCACCGCATACCCATCCCAAAAGGCCTTATCGACCGCTTCGGCGATCACACACAACACCACGATGCACAGAAGTACCAACGCCGCCCCCACGATCCACATCACAGAACCTCCCGGTAGACGCCTTATCGGAATCAAAACCCGCGTCCTAGGACGCAAACACGCCGGTGATAGCCGGCGTGTCTCTTGTCCTGCTACTCGTCCTCAGCCGGCTCCACCAGGCCGCCCAGGAGCCGCGCCGGGTTGTTCTTCACCTGGTCGATGATCTCCGCGTAGACCTGTGTCGTCGTCACACTTGCGTGTCCCATCGACTTGCTGATAGCCAACAGCGGCGCACCCATCGCCAAGCTCAGCGTCGCATATGAGTGACGCAGCGCATGGCAGCTGATCCCCGTGCGCTTCAAGCCCGCTGTCTCCAAGTACCCGTCGACAGTGGCCCGGATGCTGCGCGTCGAGATCCGATGGTTCGGCTCCTCTCCTTCCCGCACGCCCCAGTGCAACGTCACGAAAAGAGCATCGTCTTCGACGCGCATCAGGTTTCGCGCCTTCAGCCACACGTCGAGGATCGAGCGACTCTCTTCCGTCAGGATCACCGTCCGGTACTTGCTGCCTTTGCCAAACAACCGCAGCGTTCCGAAATCGTGGGCATCGGGATCGAAGTCAGCCAGGCTCAGTCGTGCCACCTCACAGACGCGACACCCGTGCACCGCCATCAACGTCATCATCGCCCGATCGCGGAGGCCCTTTGGCGCCCGCTCGGCCCGGTGCATTCTCGTGGGCAGGTTGAGCAGCCGCTTCACCGCCTCCCACGTCAGGTACTTGACGCGCTCACTCCGATCCGTCTTGTCCACAGGGCTCTTCAGTCGCGCTGCCGGGTTCTGGCCCAGCTTACCCCTCGCGTGTGCCATCTCGTAGAAGCGGCGCACGCCGACCAGCTTCCGGCCCACCGTCGAGACGGCATACTCACTCTCGACCAACCATGCCCGGTACGCCTTCAGGTCATCGTCGGTTGCCGTTGCAGGGCTGAGACCCTCGTCGCGCAACCACTCAAGATGCTGGCGCACATCGCACAGATACGACCGCAACGTCTCGGGACTGGCATGGCCATCTGCTACGTCCAGCCGCATCCACGTCACAAAGACCTTGAGGATCTCCTCAACCGAGAGCTCCTGGACCAACTCGATCTCGGTTGACGTCTCGATCCGTGCCGGCACGTCGACCACACTCCACGTCGCTCCATCCAGCACCTCGACACCTGGTTCGACCTCCACCCACTCCGCCGTCAATACCGCTCGCTCCACCATACGACTGTCTCCTCCACCTCTTCATCTGACTCGCCGATGATCGCGCGCACGTACGTCTCCAGCACCCGTGGGGCGAATGCTCCACTCATCCGCCGTAGGTTCATGGCCAGAGACACAGCCCGCATCACCACCTGTTTTGCATCTGCCCTCGGCACCTCGCCGTCCTGAGCTCGTGCCTGCGCCAACGCCTCGCGCGCGCGCCTCACGACCTCGGGATCAGGATGCAGCCGCATATCCACGAAGAACACACACGAACTCCGCATGGGGACCACGCGCCTGCGCATATGACACAGCACCGTGTCCACGCTGCAACGTTCCACCATCCGTCCGCACCTCAGGCAGATTGTCTCAGCCATACCTCACGCTTCCTGCACAATCTCCTCGAGCATCCGCACCGCATCGGCACCCTCGCCGGTCTGCGCCAGCACCTCTCCGATGCACACAGCCAGGGCCATCACCGGGCACGGTCGGTCCTGAATAAGGAGCAGCATCCGCTCACACCGCGTCCGCGTCGCATCCTGCGATCGTCGCAGCCGCGCAATCTCTTGCCGCCAGACGGTGCCTCCAATCCGCCGTGGCGTTGCCATCACGCACCGCGCTCTCTCAGATCGCGGATCGCCAGCTCGCGATCGCGCGCCCTTGCTGTCACGTGGCGCGCAATCGACCCCACGATCATCGGCGCGCCTGATAGCGCGAATCCTGCCGCCAAGAGCATCACAGCCTCCCAGCCGATGATGGGACCCATCATGGTGACCGTTACAGCGACCCCGAGCACCACGTAGATACTGGTGTAGCCGTCCATCCATCCATGGCGCTCGCTGACCTCCGTGAACTTGTTGAACGCCAGGCCAAAGAGCAACTCGAGCATCAACGCCATTCCCAGATTCATCCCCAAAACCTCCCAACGCTTAGTCCGATGCGAATTCCGGATACCATAACAGTCACAGCACCTTCACAGCTCGTCCCGCTCCATTAGCTCCAACTGAGTGGCTAGACGTTCCGCCGCCTCATCAGCTCTCTTGGAGAGAACGAAGACACACAAGAGGGAAAAGCAGATGATCAGAACGATGGATCCAGTGCATAGGCCTAGAGCAGTCGCCGCCGGTATCACAGGCGTGACCGGCGTCATCCTGCTGTCCTTGCGGCGCCCGGCGTGGGTACGCCTACGTCTTCCGATACACCTGCGAGCCCGTCCACCGCCGTGCCCGCAGTCATCGCAACCGGCTGCCAACGCGCGTTCAGATCCTGCTCCACGAGGACCAGGCTGCGGTTGACACCTTCAGTCCAGTCAACCAGCCCATCCTCCCGCAGGCTCGCCAGATCGCGCTGCGCTGTGCACACAGACACGCCCATGGCCTTCGCCACCTCACGCCGTGACGGTGCATACCCGTGGTCCCTCATATACGCCTCAATGAACACCAGCACCTGTTCAGTCCGCTCGCTTGCGTCCGTTGCGTTCACGCGTCTCCTCCTTCATCACATGCAGACCGCGCCGCGCTCTGTAGCGCAGACATCGCCACGTCGGCGATCGCCGCCTCGGCCACCCGGCGCCCCAACGCCTCTACCTGCTCCAGCCTCTCTTGCCTCTCTTGCTCCCACGCCTCCAGCCCGCGCTCGACGATCCAGCGCAGCTGATTCGAGCGGCTGCGCCCATGCGCCTCGGCCATACGATCAACGCGCTCTCGGAGCTCTGCGTCGGCGTAGATGCTTAGGTACACCGTCTCACTCATCTGCCCTCCATTCCCAGAAACCATAACTGCATTCATAAAGATAGTATCACAGGTTCTCACAGAAGTCAATAGATTCTTCGTTATCATGATCCGATTCATAGATATCCCAACGATAATGCGTATATCCCAAGAATCACAGAAACGGTGAAGGCATGAATGACGGCAGCGACACGCTGAAGGACGAGCGGTTTGTGCACTGGCTACAGAGGCAGATCGACGATCGCGGGTGGTCGTACAGCGAACTTGGTCGCCGTGGTGGGATATCTCAGAGCATGGTCAGCAAAGTCATGAACTATGCTGCCGACCCGGGGCTCGACTTCTTCACGGCTATCTCTGTGGCCTTCAATCTCCCAATGGAGACTGTGCTGCGACAGGCCGGGGTGCTACCTCAAAGCCAGGATCAATTCGTCGACGAGGTCAGCGACATCATCAAGAACTTACCCCTGGACGATCGTCGCTATCTTTATGAGATGGCCAAGACACACTATCGCCACGTACGTGGCGTGCCTGCGCCTCCAGCAGCTGCACCCAGAGCCAAGCACGATCCGACCGCGAAATGACCCATAGCCACCGAGCCATGAGGCGCGGACAACGAGCAAGGAGACTACCGAGCATAACCACCTCCTGAACGCTACACTCCAAGTCCGTACAACGTCCAGTATAGCACATGTGTTCTAGTCAAATCAACACCCCAGCTTGTCCGCCGAGACCGCCGTACGCTTCATCAGCAACGCGGGGCGCCGTCGATCGGACAGCGAGGATATGCACTCCTAGTAGCACCCATATCGGAGAGGAAAAACGTGGATCTTTCGGGGTATCGCAGATCTACCGCCGACCACACGGCTACCCCCGCCCGCCTGGCCACACGGCTCACCTGGGGCCGATCCGTGTGGCCCACGCTAAGGATCACGCGCGACACGGTTTGGGTCCGTGAGGTCGGCGGTTCAAATCCGCCCGCCCCGACTGTCGACCACACGGCTACCTCATATGCACGATCCGTGTGGTCCGTGGAGCCCGTTTTCTCGCTGATCTCGCCCATCCGCAGATCTCACGGGTCCTCCTCTCCCTCCAAAAAAAAGCCCGGAACCGATTATCGGAATCTATTCCTCTGGTTATCGGAACGGCTCTAGTGAGAGGAGACCACACGGATGGCACTCACCCTGTTTTCAGCCCTCGAGGCGTTCCGCCTCGCCAAGCAAGCGGCCGGCAAGAGTCGCTTCACAATCCGCAATTACCGCGCGACGATCAAGAAGATCCGTCTCTTCACAGAGGGACAAGATCCGGACCTGGCGGACGCAGATCGCGCCTTCTGGGTTGACTTCTTCGTCTGGCTCCAAGACGAGTATGTCGGCAGCCCCGGTGGCGCAGCAGCGCGCGAACCCAAGCCCCTCTCTCAGAAGAGCCTCTGCAACATCCACACCGACCTCTCCGCATTCTATACCTGGTTGACCTCACCCGGCATCGAGCTCGTGGAAGCCCATCTGATTCGGACCATCGAGCGCCCGCAGTACGATCTCCCTCAGATCGAGACGTTCACCCGAGATCAGATCGCCGCTCTACTCAGGGCGTGCGATCGATCCGCGCAATGGGAGAACCGTCCGGACACCCGCAATGCTCGTCCGACCCGAACGCGCGACCGAACGATCATCCACGTCCTTCTCAGCACCGGCATCCGGGCATCCGAGCTCTGCAATATGCGCTTCGCCGACATCAACACCACCGATCAGACGATCCTGGTCGCCGGCAAAGGCCGGGGCCGTGGCTCCAAGGAGCGGCTCGTCCCGTTTGGGAAGACCTGCGCCAAAGCGCTGTGGACCTACCTCACGCCACGTCTGTCTCGGATCCACGAGTCCGATCACGTCTTCACAGTAGGTCCGGATGACCTGCCCCGCTCGATGTCCCGTGATGTCCTCTGTCGCCTCATAGCCCGCATCGGTGATCGTGCGGAGGTGCCCCACTGCTACCCCCATCGTTTCCGCCATACATTCGCCACAGAGTACCTTCGCAACGGGGGAGACGTTATCCGGTTGCGCGCCATCCTCGGGCACACGACAATGGATATGGTACAGCGCTACGTGCACTTCATCGCCGTCGACCTGCGCGACGCCCATCGGTCCGCGGATCCTGCCGACAAGTGGAGGCTACCCGCATAGCAAAGAGGGGGCCGTCCTGGCTGAGACGGCCCCCCCACAACCCTATGTCGACAGCTCTCAGCCCAAGATCGCCTTCACCGCACCCAACACCGCCGCATTTCCCCGCACCGCCCACGCGTCCCCCGTCCACCGGTACAGCGCCAGCCCCGCGAACCCTGCCGCCTCCGCCGCTGCCTGCGCCGCGCCCACCACCGCCGCCGCCCGTGCGTCCGTCACCCAGCCCCAGTTGGGCTCCCGGTCCGTGAACAGATGGTTGAACTCCGTCACGTACACCGGCAGCCGCAGATACCGCGCCGGCAGCTCCGCCAGCAGCTCCGAGATACACAAAGGATAGTTCAGGCCCTGCCACTGCAGCGGAGCGTCGGCGAACCGTGCCGAGCTCCCCACCAGCCCCGGATCCGGCCCGCGGACGTAACCGTGCACCGCCACGAACTCCGCGCCCTCGGTGCCGTTCCAGATATCCCAGAGCCACGCCCGCGGGTCGCCAAGCTCGGCGTTGAACGGGTCCAGTGCGCCCGGCGACATCCTAGCGTTCACATCACGCGTGCGATCATAGACCGCGTTGTACGCAGTCGCAATGTCACCGGGCGTCAGCATATACGGCTTCGGCGATTCCCGCGGGTTGTTCGCCTCGTTCAAGAACTCCCAGCCCCACACGCCGACGCTGTGTCTGATCGTATACACACAGGCTTCGATGAAGCGATGGTAGGCTGCGGTCCCCGGCTTGGGCATCGTGCCGCCTCCGCCATCGTCGTCAGCCCAGCTCCAACGTAGGTTGACGATCACCCGCTGCCCCGCCGCCGCGTGGGCGCTGAAGTCCAGCTTCGTTCCGTCGCCGCCAAGGAAGATCGGCACCGCCACCAACCCCGCCAGCCCCTCGTCCATCATCCACTTGCCCGCCCCCGTGTTGTTGGGGTCGTTGAACCCGAGCAGCGTCTTCGCCGGCGCGGGCGGCGGCTCTGTCCCCCCCACCCGCCGGTACTCGATCGCCGCATAGATCGCCCGCCCCAGCGTCCACCCCGGCCCATACGCGTCCAGCAGCATCCGCTTCGTCCCGGTCCACGGGTCGATGATCTCCAGATCCTCTCCCACCTCCCGCAGACCCACCACGAAGTGCTGATCATACGCCGGCGTGCTCGGGATGAAGTCCACCCCCAGGATCACCGGCCCTTGGGCCAGCAGCCGCCGGATCGTCGCCAGGTCAGCGGTGCGGTCGACCCACTGGTGATACCACACGTACTGCAACTTCCCCGCGACGCTCGGATGCTGGAACGGCTTCGGGATCAGCATCCTGCCGTCGCTCAGGAAACCCCCGTTGTCCCCCAACCAGGTGGCCAACACGCCCGGATCGAGCGCGCGGTCATACGGCGAGAACAACGTCGCGAACGCCGTATTCAAACACCCGATCTGCCCGATCGTCCTACTGCTCGGCCTCATCCGCACGCTCGCCCACCTCGGGTCTCGCTGCGAATACGCCGTCAACTCGTCCGACGGCGCCTGCGGTGGTTCCTCTGGCGGCTTCGGCGGCTCCCCCTGCCCCGGCAGCGCCCTGAAGATCAGCTGCGTCCGCGGATCCTCGGCGCGATAGAAGGCCACGTGGGCCTCATCCTCCTCCGAGAAGCCGACCAGCTCCACGGTCCGCGACCTAGCGCGCCTCGGCCACTGCGCAGCCTCGTCGTGGCTCGGGCCCACGTAAATGCCCCGCTCTTCCCCCTCGTCGTAGAGCGCCTTGCGCAGCGCCCGATCGGTGATGCGCTCATAGTCCACCACCATCACGGTGCTGTCATATCCCTCGTCCGGCGCCTCCGGCGGATCCGGCGTCACCGGCGCGCTCAGGATCCCCCGCGCCGCCTCGCTCGCCAGCTCCCGCCACTGGCTGCGCACCTGCCGCACGTCGAAGCCCTTCCACGAGTCAAAGCCCCCCCACCCGAACAGATCCACCTCCACGATCTCCGGATCCTTGGCCGCCTCCGTCAGATACCAGCGCACCTGCTGCGCCCACGCCGCCGGCGTGAGCCGGTCGAGCGTCGTCGCCGTGTTCATCTCCGTGATGGCGATCGGCACGCGCAGCCCCCGCTGTCGCAGCAGTTCCAGCCAGAATCGATAGCGGAACGCCAGCGGCCCCTTGTCCGCCGCGTCGCCCCCATATCCCGGAATCGCCTGCCCGAAATGCTCGTCCAGCGGCCACGCATACTCGTGCAAACAGAGCTCCACGCCGTCCGTCTCGAACACGCCGGTCTCCACCACCGCCTGCATCTCCGCCCATTCCGGCACCCCCAGGCTGTACGAGAACAGCCCCACGCGCCAGCCGGCCTCCCTGGCGATCCGCCCGCACTCCTGCATGAACAACGCCAGCCGCCGGTGTCCCTCAACCCCCACCGGGTCCTGCTCGTTGATCAGCTCCAGCATCGTGATATACGCCCGGTACGGCGCCACGGCCTGCATCACGGCGGCCATATAGCGCTGCGCCGCCGTGATGGGATCCGGATCCAGCGACGGTCCTTCGACGTTGATGCTGCTGCCCGGAATGCTCGAGAGCCGCAAGGTCGTCCGCCAATGTGGGTTGATGTCACGGAACAGCTTGAGCGTCAGCGCCAGGTCCGGCCGGCCATACACCTTCATCGGAGGCATCGCGGCAGCCAGCTGCTCCGGCGAGGCTCCGGGAAACTCGTCGGCCATCTGCTCGTGCAGCGCGCGCGCCTCGTCCTCAGCGCCCGCGGCCCCCGCCGTCAGGTGCAGGCCCGGAGGGACCATCGTCCGGGCGACCGGCGCCGGGTCGGGCGGAACGATCACCGGCGGAGCGCTCCCCTTCTCCCGGAGCGCAAACGCCGTCATGTAGCGATCGTTGTGCAAGTTCCGCCAGCGATTCTCCATCCACCCGAAGACCGTCAGCCGCTCGCCCTGGGCCGTCACCTCTAGTTCCGGTAACTGCGCATATCGGTTATAGATCGACCACCGTGGCCCCCACACCACCGCAGCCCCAAACGGATCGATGCCGCCGGTCGGATCCACGCCGATGCGGAAAACGATCGACTGCAGCGCGTCCGCCACGCTTGGCGCGTCCGCCACGCTTGGCTGGTCAGCATACGCAGCCTGGATCTCGTCAAACGCCATCGCGAACGCATCCGTCCCGCAACCGTCGGACCAGTTCCACTGATTCCGATCGCTGCTCCACGCATGCGCCCATGCCCCCAGCACGTACGTCCTGCCCGCCTGCACCGGCACGCTCTGGTACGGCCCGCAGCGCGTGCGGCTGTACGAGTTGTGCGCCTGCAGCGGACGCGCCCAGAACCCGTCAGATAGCTTGAGCCACCGCTGATCGCGGAAGCCTTCCTCCCCCAGCTTGATCTCCGGCACCACCCATCCGCCGGTGCCCGGGTCCCACGGCAGATCCGCCTCCTCAGCGTGCTCGACCCACAGGCCCCACCCCTCAGGCCGCGTGAGTTGGTGGCGCAAGTCGGTGACGTAGAACGCCTGACTAGGATCCGCCGTGGTCCAGTAAGTGACCTTGTGCTTGTCCGTCACAGCCTCTACCAGCATATTCGGATTGATCAGCAGATTCGGATTCATCATCTCTGCTCCCTCGCATCCGCCGTCTAGATCCCGTACTTTCTCAACAGATACGCATTCATATTTGCTAGTTGTGCATCTGACACATATGAATCACTAACGACAATTTCAACCAAGTGATCGGTGAACGTCCTTGAGATGTCTCCCTCGCCCCCGACATAAGTAAGCGCTCCTGCGGCTTTTGGACTGTTTGTGCTTGCGCCCTTATAAACTCCATTTATCCACCAGCTAGGCCGTGAGCTGCTGTTATAGCGGACCGTGGCCATTCGCAATCCAGTACCGAAGGATTGTCCGGTGTCAAGCCACGCAACTCCCTCATGCAAAATGATAAGCTTGTTACCTGCGGTTGAGAGGTTTCCGCTTCCAGCTCCCATCCGCCATCCATTGTTGGCAGCACCCGTACTGAAGAAAGTGCCTTTCTCAGAAGCGCTCGACAAGTAGACCACAACAAACACAGTCGCATTGCTACTCGCGCAAACACCGGCGCCAAGCGACAGTTTGTCGTTAGCCCCATCGAACTCCAGGCCATTCACAAGACCGCTGATCCCAGTTTGGTACAAAGGCCGAAGCGATTCGGTGGCCTGACCAAGGTGATTCCCAGCACCACTTTGGTCATCCCACCAATACACGGCATCGCCGTCTCCAGGTACAGTAGTCCTTCCGGCATCGGACCACACACCAACGCTGCTAATCAGATGCAGTGTCTTTGATGGTATATACGGGAAGCTGACTGCCTTGGGGTCTATCGGCCCTGGCAATCTTGACCTACCACGAATTGCGTGTGCGGCGATCATGCAGTTATCCTGTTCACAAACCCGCTGACGAGAATGACGTTGGCCGTTGACGCAAAGGCCGTGACCACCAACTCGTTCTGTAACAAGAGACCAGGAATAACCAACACCAGCCCGCCTTCGCCGGGAACAGTCACTTCGATAAGATCATCTGGATCTGCGACCCCGCCGAACCCAATTGTTAGTTTCACATCTACTGCAGACGAGTTCACAGCCCACAGCCAGACCTCGTCAAAGTCTGTCGTTCCAGTAACCGCTGTGTGGATCGTGTCGCCAGCAG